GCTCACTTGCTCGACTGGTTGGGGATGGCGATATCGACGGTAGACATGCCGGCAGACATCAGGACGGAGCCGACCATAATCCGGCCGTAGGGGACGGGGACGCCGCCGCCCTGTTCGGTCACGTTCAACTGGCCGTCGATCATGAAGCTGTCGTCCTTCTTGTCGTCAGCCTTCTTGTTGCTGGTCAGCATCTGCGAGACACCGGCCGCGATCAACCCGAGGCCAAGAACCGCGAGGTTGCCGTAGGTCATGCCGCCCAACCCAAAGGTCGAGGCCATGGTCGTAGCCCCGCCGAGAGCCATTGGCACGAAGAAGGCCGTGGCGAGCAGGAATACCCCGGCGATGATCTTGATCAGGCCGCCCTTCTTGTTGCCCTTCAGGATGGGCATGATGTGGATGTCGCCCTTCTTGCCGAGCATCAGGTGGACGTCGTCCTGCCCGAGCACCAGCCCCTGCGTCCGGTCCTTGCCCCAGACGACATGGAAATTGTGCTTCTCAAGGAATTCCCGGAAACCTTCCAGTTGCACGGATAGGGCGCGGACGGCTTCCCCGAGGGAGGCAACCTCCAGCAGGAACGACGCTCCGTATTTCTTCTTGGCGAGGCCGTAGAGGCGCACAGTCCTAAGCATTATTCTACCTCCGGGAGATCTTGGTGGCGGACAAGGAAATCGATGCGGTTCTGCCAGATGCTGCCGAGCTGGCGCTTGGAGAGCTGATCGCCGGCATGGTGGGCGAATTCGTCGTCGCTGATGAAGACGCCTGCGTGGTTCCTGACCAGCGGCGAATGGAACTTGACGATGAAGCAGTCGCCCATCTGCGGGTAGTCGCGGTGAACGCGCTTGAACCCACGGCTTTCGAACAGGTCCATGTAGAGATCAACCTTGGCCTCACCCTGTTCGTTGGTCTCTTTCCACCATGCGAGGTCGCGGGGGACGTCATCGAAGTGGATGCCCTGCAGGCGGTGCCAGTCGCGCACGAGGCTGTAGCAGTCGTTGATGCCGTGCAGGAAGCCCCGGCCAATCAGCGGGCGAATGGGCAGGCTGTCGCCCCACCAGACCGGGTTGCCGCAAGTGGTCTCGTCTACGACGGAGATACCGAACGGCCAGCCGCTGGCGATCTGCGATGCCATGTCTTCCTTGGTCGGGGAACCGTCCGCCTTGACCAGCGTGCCATCAGTGTTCGTCTCCGGTCCCGACGTGTGGCTGTGGACAAAGCCTTCGATGTCGTCCTCGTAGGCCGCGTAATCGCGGATGTCGAAGCTGAAGGACGAATGCCGTTGGTCGGCCGGTGCTTGGTTCTCGACCGGCAGGAAACGGTTTCCCTTCAGGAAGAAGCCGCACGCCTCTTCCGGGAACTTCTCTAGGGCGTAAGCCTTCCAAGCATGCACCGCCATCGGGTGCGTGTTGTTCAGGCCGATGTCATGCGCGCATGCGAGCAGCGCCGGGGAAACCACCGAAGGGATAGCTAGCATTGGGTCCGAACCTCTTTTTGCAGCATGTGTCGAAGCGCCGGGATGGCGTATCGTGGTCATTGGTTGTCGGGACACCCTTCTCGTCAAACGAGCCGCGTGCGCCGGTATAGGGGCACTGGACCCCGGTGTAGTCGAAGGCGGTGCCTGTCCAGTTACGGTAGCGCCACAGGCAGAAGTCGCGGATGACGGTGCGGGCCGGGAGCTGAATACCCTGCTGATCCATCGCGGCCGCCAGCTTCCACTCGACTTGGAACTTGGTGTGCTTGGTCTTCTGCTCGAAGGTGTAGATCTCCGGGGCGAACATCGCCGCGCCGTCCGTCTCTGCGCCGTCGTCCAGAAACTGGGCGTAGGTCTTGATGCGGGTCAGCTTCGCCCCGATAAGATCGTCGTACTGGGCGGCTATGCCCGAGACGAAACGGGTGGCGTTCGCCAGTTTGATTATGGGCTGGGGGAGTGGCCCCTGCCCTGACCATTCGAAACCGTCTGCCTGCACGTCGGCAAAGGTGAAGTGCACCCCACCGAAATCGGCCGAACCAGAAGGGCAGAAGTTCCATACTTGGTTGGTGCCGATCGGGTTTAGATCGACAATGAAGAGTTCGACCAGTGCGCCCGGTTCGAGCTTCTGCGAGGCGCGTTGTACTTTGGCGTTGGTTACGGTCACGGGGTAAAGACCTCATTGAAGGTGGCGGTGAAGTCGTCGTGCTGGTCTGCAATGTGTTTCACTTCCCACTTCTCGCAGGTCCACATGCGGGGATCGGTCTCCCCCGGCACGGTGAACCAGAACGACTGCCAGCCGGCGCGTTCGCGGAAGAAGTCGTCCAGATACTTGCTCTCTGCGCGGGTCAGGGTAGAGACGGTCAGCGAATAGCTCTGGTTGACGTTGTTGACGCCATCGCCGGCCCGCTGGACGTAGTTGCTGGAAAACTGTGCCTTGAGGACCTTGGCCTGACGCTGAGCGCCAGAGCCGAAGGAGACGTAGACGTCGTTGGGGAAGGTGAGGGTGTTCGTTGCCATCGTTACCTCTTAGCCGCTGTAGAGAAGAGCCCACCCGGGCGCATCTGGTTAAGGACCCACTCGGTCATGTGCTGATCGACGGCGTTGCCCACTTGCTTGCCCATGTTCTTGGCGTGCTCATCGTCACGCGACTTGTCTCCCGTGGAAGGCCCGGCGTTGACCGTGACGTTGACGCCACCGACGTTGACACCACCGACCGTGGACGAACCGCCCGAGCGGCCCTTGAGCAGCTTGGCCGTGCGCTTGTCGTCATCGGCGGTCAGTACCCGTTCGCCCTGCTTGAGGACGGCGCGGTATTCGTCGTTGCCCATGTTGTTGCCACCGCCCGTGTGGAACTTCGGGGCAGAGCGCCACGACCCACCAAAGCTGAGGCCCGGAGTGCCGTGCCCGGCCATGCCGCCATTGTGGTGGAACATGAAGCCGAGGAGCTGGCCGAAGATGCCGAGCCCTGCGCCGGCTCCACCGCCGAGTGATCCACCGATCGAGGAGAACAGCCCGCCAAGCCCCTGACCCAAGCCAGCGAAGCCCTGTGTGGCCCCTGCAGCGGCTGAGCCCGAGGTGGACACCGCGCCGCCGAAGCCAGCGACCGTTGGGGTCGTGGAGTTCAGCTTGGTGTTCATCTGCTGGACGTTGTTGCCTGCGGTCTGGGCGGCCGGTCCCGTCTGCTGAACGTTCTGACCGAAGCTGCTGACATTGGCACCGGCCGAGGTGGCGGCCGTCGAGGCTCCGAGGAACTGTGTCTTCAGGCTGTTGAGAGACCCCTGTAGCTGCCCGATCCCCATCGACTGGGCACCCGGGAAGTTGGCCTTCTGTCCCCAGTTCAAGCCGTTCTGCCAGCTACCGCCAGCCATGCCAGCACTCCTCGATCCACCGAGGTCGAAGTGCATCTGGTCCATCGCGCCATAAGTACCGCGTGTGCCACCGAAGTACCCACCCCAGCGGAACTGCTGGTTAAGTTCAGGGTACATCTGCTGCTGGGCGACCTTGGCATTCTGGGCGTAGAGTTCGTATTGGCGGAAGGTGGCTGGGTTCTGGTAGTTGCCGTTGGTCCCGCCGATTGGCTTACCCGCCTGATCGAGGATACGAACGTCGGTGGCGAGGCCCTGACCGTGGAAGCGTGGGTCTCCTGCGCGGTAGCCGGAGTAAGCCTCGACCTGCATGCCAGAACGCTTGGCTGCTTCCGAGAGGATGGCCGTGAGCCGGGGATCGACGTTCTGGATACCCGCCTTGGAAAAGTTCCCGACGCCCCGGAGGCTGCCTTCCCCGCTGCCAGCGTTGAGGACTTCCGAGACGATGTCGCCTTTCAGATCCTTGAGAGCGCCGCCTCTGGTCACGGCTCCGAGTGGGGCTGCGCCTGTGATGTTTGCAATGCCGGGGCCTTGCAGGACGACGGAGGTGGTGTTGACGTAGGCGACGTTGGCGTTCAGGGCATTCTGGCCAAGCGTGCCGAACTGGCCGGCCGCCTTCTTCGCATTGGCGAATGCGTCCTTGCCGCCGTTGTCCCCGACACCGGTCTTGGTGATGATCCCGGCCATGAAGCTGTCGATGCCGTTCTTCAGGTAGGTCTTGGCGATCGACTTGAGCATGCCAGCGGCGGCCGATTTCCAGTCGCCATCCATGAAGCCGTCCACGAGACCATCCGATACCGCGTCGGCGGTGGACATCTGCAGGTGGCCGAGCTGTTCCTGCCACGTTCCCAGACCGTTGGCCCAAGCCTGCAGCGACGCTTCCTGCGCCACCTTCAACTGGTACATGGAAGTGATGTAGTCGCGGAGCGCCTGCTCCTGTTCCTTGGAGACCGCGACGTTCTGGTCCTTCAGCGCGTTGAGGTCGCTCTGGATGTCCGTTTCGATGTCGGCCTGTTGGCCAATGAACTGGGCGACCTGCAGCTCTTCGCGCATCGTCTTGAGCCGGGCACCGAAGGGGTCTCGCGAGGACAGCGTCTGGCGGTCGAGGTTCTGCTGCATCTGCGCATACTTCTCGGCCGAGGGGATCAGCCCGGTGTCGTAGGCGTCCTTGAGGCGGCGGGTATTGTCAACCCAGCTTCGGATGGCTGCGGTCACCGGGTCAGCGGTGTCGGCAAGCTGGTTGAACGCTTCGAGGTTGGCGACATCCGTCATCTTCTGACGCAGGCTGAGCTGGTCTTCGAGGCTGATACCCTGTTCCTTGATCAGGTCAGCGATGGCCTGTTCGATCTGAACCTGCTGCTGGCCGAGGCTGGAGCGCTGGCGGGCGGCTTCCATCTGCTTGGTCAGCGTGTAGTCCTGATTAGCAGCTTCAGCGGCAGCCCGGATCGCCTGCGTCTTCTGCAGGACAGCAGTCAGGCGCTTGGCCTCTTCGTCGTCAATGCGCCCCTTCGTTTCCTTGATGTCGAGGATGGCGTCGTTGATCTCAAGCTGGTTCTTCTGCTCCTTGGTCACCGCGCCGGTCAGTGCCTGCTCGCGTTCAAGGTCATAGACCCGGCGCTCGTAGGGGTCAGCCAGTCGCTTGGCGACGGAGAACAAGGTTTCAAGCCGCTGCTGTTCCTTGCTGTCAACCGCAGATCCACGGCCGGCTTCCTGCTTGGAGGAGATCTTGGCGAGCTGGTCGAGGGCGACGCGGTACTCGTTGATCTGGTCCTTCTGCTTGGTCCACGTGTCCAGCTTCTCGATGTTGTTCTGCTGCTCTTCGATCAGGCGCAGCGGCACCGTGAATTTCTTGCCTTCATTGAGGTCGAAGCCGCCGACGTTGCTGTCGTCCACGAGGCGCTGGACCTGCGCCATCTTCTTCTTGCGGGCCTCTTCGTTCTTCATGGCTTCTTCGAACTGCATGGAGGCAGCGTTGTCGTAACCCTTCCACATGCTGTTGAGTTTGTCA